ATCATCGCCGCGCCCACACCCTTCTTGGTCGAGCCGATCGCCGTCATGCTTTGCGCCTCTTCCTCCAAGTGTTCCTCGGTCACCACCGCTGCATGCGGATGGATAAGGATCTGGATATTTTTCGCGTCGATTATATCCTTGCACTGTTCGATCTCGGCCAGGAGCTGCGCCGGATTAATCACCGAGCCTGGGCCCAGTAACACCCTACGCAGGTAGGGGGCGACGATTCCGTTTGCCAAATGTGTATGCACGAATTTACGCCCCTTGGCGTCAATGAACGTATGCCCCGCGTTGGGTGCCCACGCGGTGATCACCGTGTCGTATCCCTCATAAGTCGCCAGGGTGCCTACGATCAGCCCCTTGCCCGTGCTGCCGAATTGAAGGTCAATGACCAAATCTATTTTCTTCATCCTTTTGCCTCGTACCAGTCTTCACCCAAGCCCCAATCACAGGTAATCGGTACCCGGAGCTTGATCGGGCAATCGATTCCATCAAATGTAGTGTAAATCTGCGCGATCTTGTCCGCGTGATCCAGCGAGTCCTTATCGAGCGAGATCCCGACCTCGTCGTGCACGGACAGCAGCAGCCGTCCCACCCCGTGACCGGTGAGATAACGGTGCAGCTCGATGAGCTTCATTTTCATGCAGTCGGCGGAAGTCGCTTGGTAAATCAGCCCCGACGCCTTGTGCACGAACTGCCCACCTGGGAACCGAATATGCCGCCCCATGATCGAGTGCACGTACCCGCGCTCTTTGGCGATCGAACTCGCCTTGTTCGCCATATTCCGCATCCCGGGGTTCGCCGCATGGTACCGCTCGAAGAGTTCCATCGCCTCGGGTCCCGCCTTCAGGTACAGATTCCCATTTGGCCCGGTCTCCTCGGTGTAGGGCAGTCCGCACTCTTGGGCCAGTCGCCCGGACCCCATATTGAAGGCGAGTCCAAGATTAATGGCTTTCGAGGAGGGTCCCCCCGCGTACTGCGCGTTCCTCGGGATGCCGGTCATGTCGGAGACCAATTGGTGAAAATCCAGGTTCGGATTCTCGCGGTAGGCCTCCAGAATGGACGGTACCTGCCCGTAATGGTTCGCGACCCGAAATTCGAACTGCGACCAATCGAGACCTAGCCATTTCGCGCCGTGATCCGCCTTGAAGATCGGACGCACGAGCGATTTGATCGCCACGTCCCGCGACGGGATTTGCTGCAGTGCAGGATTGGTGATCGAGAGTCGTCCGGTGCCGGTCCCCGCTTCTGAATCGTTCTTGGTCTGGTTATAATTGCAGTGAATGACTCCATCCTGCTGGTGCCCGAGGATATGACCCTGAATAAAGGTGTCCCGGGTCTTGAGCATTTTGCGGAGATCGAGAATCATCTTCGCCGCCGGATGCTTCATGCGACGTAGACAATCGGCATCGATCGACGCCTTGCCGCCGTCGGTCTTCCCGGCCCGGGTGCCATCGATCAGGTACCACTCATTGTCCTCACCCAGGGTCGGCTTAAATAGCTGCGCGATCGATCCGGAGGGGTTCGGGTTGATCTCGAACCCGGCCTCCCTATTCAGATCCCGCTGCATATCGTCGATGCGCTTCGTGAGGTGACGAGAGGCCCTCTCGGCCATATCGACGTCGACCCGCACTCCCTCGGTCTCCATGTCGATAATAACGGGCATCAAATCCCGCTCGAGTCTGTGCACTCGATGAAGATTTTGCTTTTCGATCTCGCTCCGCTGCCACAGGTAGAGCTGCCGGGTGACTACCGCATCCTGGATTGCATACCGCGCCACGACCTCCTGAGGAGCGCGTGAAATGTTCGGCATCTGCGCGTTGCGTGTAGCACGACCCCCAAATAGCTTCGCCAGTTCATCGTAGATCTCCGTGTCCTTCTGCGCCCCGACGTACTTCCGCGCCAAAAAATCGAGTCCATAAGTCGGCTCATGCTCATTAATTAGCGCCGCCCGAATCATCGTACAATCAATCCGATCGGTCGGGATTCCGACTCGGGCTTCGCGCAGGAAGTGCAGGTCGAACTTGAAATTATGTCCGACCCAGACGCCCACGCGATCCTCGGCGATCAGGTCAACCATCCAATCCAGGATCTTCGGAGTCGCCCGTACATCCCAATACCCAGCGGTGCCATCGGGAAGTGCAATAGAGACCCCGAACACATGGTCCTCCCACCACTTGAGCCCGGTGGTCTCGGTATCTACCACCAAGTAGGGGATCTGGCCGTCAATGCGTGGGATATTCATCAAAATGGGATTTCGTCGTCTATATCGTCGAAATCCGTAGCCGCGTTCTTGCGACCCGTGTTCCCGCGATTCGGCGCATCCTTCGGGGAGAGCTTGATCGAGAAGTAACGCTTTCCCTCGATCTTGGACCCGGGCTTGCCGGTATTGACCCAGGCGGATACCCAGAAGTCCCGGCCCTCGACGTTGAGCGATCCGGTGAACTCGGGGTGCGAGTCCGTGGTGCGATTCTCGTTCCGCATCAGCAGCCCGGAATTGGTGTTGTCGTACTGTTTCATGTAGTCCTCTATAGTGGTGAAGGGTCTATTATATCACTCGTGGGATTATCTGTCAATTATCTAGGTTATAGCCATTGTAGCCCTCCACGATATCCAGTACGTCTTTGCTGCGAGTTAGCGCCACATACCACACCCGGATCTCGTCGTCCGGCTTAGCATGAGCACTGTCCGCCACGCGATTCGTCATATCCGTAAGTACGATGACGCGATCCGCCTCATGGCCTTTAGCCGCGTGAATAGTGGAGAGTCGAATAGTAGGCTCCACATCGATGTCGACCTCCTGGTAGTAATCGATGACGCGGTGCGGCATTTCGATCGCAATGTAGAAAGGGGACGCGACGATCGCCATGTAATCGTTTCTTTCGAGCGCTGCCTTTGTCTCTGCTGATCCCACTGCAAAGAGAGCCGATCGATCAGAGTCTGATAGACGTTTTCCGTCGCGAATCTTGTTGTATGATCGAAGGCCAATGGCATACCGATTCTGGAACATTCCCGGACGGCCCGACTCCCGAACGTAGGGGATGCGGCGGTCGATGAGCGCGTTTTCAGCTTCACGCAGGATTGAATGCGTCCGTGCCAAAACCAGCGTATCCTCGCCGTGTTCAACATCAATCGACGCCATTGACCCATGGTTCCGTACTGTGCCTGGGCGTCCACAAGAATCAAAATCCTTATCCACGCGGAAAAGGACTCGACGAATGAGAGACTGGGACTTCTGGTGCACTGCAACAGGAAGTCGATGCGAGAGCGAGAGCACAACGCTATCACCCTTGTGCTTCGCGCAGAATTTTGCCATACCGTGTGGATCAGCGCCCGACCAAGCATATATTGCTTGGTCATCATCCCCCGCGACAAAGACTTGATGTGCGCGTTTTGCGAGCCGCTCAATAACACGCCACTGCAGAGGTGAAAGGTCTTGTGCCTCGTCGACGAATAGGACTTCAATTCCCTGTCGAACAGCTCCGGCACTGGCCCTCTCGAGCATGTCGGTGAAGTCGTAGTAACCGTAGGTCTTCTTCCAGTTCGCGTACGCCGAGACGAACATTTCATATTCTGCACGAGTGCCCGGACGATCCGAAATCTCGTAGACTTCGGAAGGGTGACTGAAGGTGTTTCGCGCATAATTCAGCAGATCCAAATAGGCGTCCCCATCGGTGCGCTCTTCATCGTCCTCGGGGGACTTGCCGACGATCGGAATACCGGTGACTTTCGAGAATTCACGCAGCTTAATATGGTCCACCACCTGGGCTTGCTTCAATCCCAAAGAGCGAAACGCCATCGCGTGAATCGTGGATACGTTATCGGACCTCTTCAGGCCGAGCCTAGATAACGCCTCACTCGCCGCCGCACGGGTGAACGACAGAAACGCTATCCGCTCGGCCTGGACACCGGTCTCGCGCGTGTGCTGCACTAATCGCAGCAACTCCGTGGTCTTACCGGTGCCAGGAGGACCGTAGATGGCCCGAACGTGCATCAGACTTTATTCTCGTCCAGCCGATGATCACCGCACCAGTCGGTCGTGAAAACCACCGGATAGCCGCCCATGGTTGGCGCATGACGACGGCAGCGGCCAACGATTTTCTCGTCGCTGATGCCTTGCGCCCTGGCGGCCGGCGCCTTGGCCACAAACCACATACAGGTCTGGCAGCGCATCCCAGCAGAGCGGTGCTTCCAGGGGTCTTTTTCTCCTCCCTTCGTGAACTGGACAGGCCCACCAGGATAGTTGATCGTTGGGCCTTGAAACTCCGGGATGGTGCTTGCGTTACTTGTGCTCATCTCAGTATCTCCACGTCGCGGCTTTGACGGCCCACATCTGGGCGGTCTGCAGCTCGGTGATAGCGATGCTCGCCATGCGCGCGATCTCCGCGTTGGGCTGATTGGTGCGCAGCTCGTGAATCTCATCAATCAGATCGGCGCACTTGCGCTTGATCGCCTCGACCGTCGGGTCGCCACTAGGGTTAAAGGTAAGGCCCACTGCCTTCTCACCAAACGTCATTGGTCCTTCGTTTTCCATGATGTCCTCCTAGTACTCAGTTTCGCCAACATCGGCAGCGTCGTAATCATTGCTGACCTTAACACCACCGGACTTGATCGTGGTGAAGAGCTGGAGCGCACGATCGTAAAGCGATTTGTTCACAAATCCCAGCGGTGCAATGTTGAAATTGTAATAGGACTCGTTCCGCGCGTTGGTCTCCTCGACCGAAGACAACGTGTAAGCCCGAGCGAACGAATCCATGTTGGTCATACGCACCAACGAATTCCAACGCTTGCTGACCTTCATCTTCGACTTGCTCATCGAGAGCACAGCCTCGGTGACCTGCCCCAGATGATGCACAAGCACAAAGTGCTGCGCGGTGTCTATCGCTTCGAGTCCATCCTCACCGAGCTTAGAGATTTCGGCTAATGCGTCCTCGCGGGTGTTAAACGCACCCCGGAAGCCATTGCTGCCGCCGCCACCGAGCTTGCGGTCCTTCCAGATCAGGTACTGCTTGGTGTAGAACACCGGGATCACGGTGACCGACTCGCCGTAAAGCTCACGGGTCACGTTATTGAAAAGCATCCCCTCTTCGGCCCCCTCGATGTATGAGGAATCCTTCTTGTTTCGCGCCGGGGAAAGCGCCTGGATCACCTCGATTCGAGGAATGATCATGTCGTCCGTCGTGATGTTCTCCGTTCCCCGCGTCGTGCCGGTCGGGAGCCACTCGGGAGCATCCGTAGTGACAATATCGAAATCGCTTTTCGCGGCAGTTACTAACTCTTTAGCTTTCGCCATTTGTAATTACTCCATTACAATTAACAGACGGGACCTCCCGCCAGTACCCGGCTCGCGCCGAATTCGTTCTCATGCCTTCGTAATCGAGGCACGTGTAAAAGGGGAGACGTTCAGGAGATCATCCGGATACGCCTCGCCGCTCTTGACCATATTCTTCACCGTGGCTTTCAACGTCGACGGATTCACCGTCTCGGCGATCAGGTCCGACCGACCGTTATCGCGCAGCCACTGGTAGAAATCACCCTTCTTGTCCGCCTTGACCGACACGTGCATATCTGCGGTTAGCGACACCCGCCCCACCCCGGTGACGTTGATTCGGTCGATCCCCTCCTCTTCCATCTGCCCGGGGATCTTGGTGATTCGCAAGAAGTCGAAATGCTTGTTCAGTTCCTTCGTCTGAGCTTCAAGCCGGTCCTTCTTGCTCTGAATCTCGTGCATGCGGATTATCAGCTCGGTGAGCTTCAACCCGTCGTAGATCCGGAATTCTTCGTTGAGTGCGTCTTCAGATGACATCTTCTACCTCCGTCGTATCGATTTCTACAAGGACCAGAGTGTATATCCGGTCTCGGTTATTCCACTTGAGCACTGGGAACTTTCGGACGCCCTGAGCTGCCAGTACAGCGAATACAATCCCCGTGACAATTGGGGATCCAGACGGTGCGATATAGTCACGCTCCGGGTCAAAGGTCTCGAGCTTCGACCGGATGACGTGTACCAGTTTACGGTTATGGACCGAAGTTCGTACATTCGAGACCTCAGACGCGGTTAAAAATGTGGGCTCCCCCCACCGATCGAGGTCGGTGTAGTTCGCGGTAGTGACCTCTTGGGTCACGAATACTCGGGATGACATCGCTCTATTCCTCTATGTAGCAGACTCCTATTATACCACTAGGAGAGTAATCGACGTAAGATATCTTCGTTTGCATCATTAATGCTCCGGCGAACGTATTCGGAGACGTCCTTTTTGCTTCGCAGCGCATCGAGCACGACCTCGTCCACCGACCCTTCGCACACCAGATCGATATAAGTCACCGACTTTGTCTGCCCGATCCGGTGCGCACGATCCTCGGACTGGTCACGATCGGTGAAGGAGAACGAATTCGAAAAATACACCACGGTCTCGGCCCGAGTCATATTCAGACCCACACCACCCGTTGCTGCATTGCCGACCAGAAACCGCGCCTCACCGCGCTGGAATGCCTGGACATTATCGTCCCGCTGCTGCTCCCCAATCCCGCCGTGGATTTCGACTACGGATCGCCGACCGTAAGTCTCGCGTAAGGCCTCGCTCACCATCGCGATCTCTTCCAGGAATCGACACCAAATGATCACCGCGCCGTCAGTTTCCTCCATGATCGCCTTCAGCTCTTCGACCTTCGGATTCTTACCCGGGATACGACAATGCTCGTACTTGTCCGGGTTGTAAAGGTCAGGATTTCGCTCGTACGCAATGATCCCGCCACAGATCTCCTGTAGTCTGAGCATCCGCTCGAGCACGGACTTGACGGTGACGCCTCGATCTCCAGATACTGCTTTGTCTTCTTTAGAAATCTGTCTATATAATCTTTTTTGCTCATCAGTCATCTGCACTTCGCGCACGGCGAACACTTTCGGGGGCAACTCGGTGAGCACCTCGGACTTACGCACCTGGAAGATGAACGGGGAAATCAGTTCAATCAGTTCATCCAGATTCTGGTACCCAACGATCTCCTTCCCCTCGTAGCCGCCCATCACCGCGTAGCGATTACGGAAGGAATAAAAATCCCCGATCCCGATAATGTTCGGGTCCAGGAACTCAAACTGCATAAAAACGTCCATCGGACCGTTCGCCACCGGGGTGCCGGTCATGATGAACCGGTACTCGGCTTTACGGCCGAGCGAAACGCAAGTCTTACTCCTCACCGCCGAATGGTTCTTGATCATGTGTGCCTCATCTACCACCATCGCGGCCCGAGTCGAGACCATCAGGAATGCGTCCGCGTAGTTCACGGCGGACCCTGCGGCGAGCGATTCGGTGCCGACGATAAGGATTTTGAACCGATCGCCCGTCGTGTTCCACTTCTCGAACACTTTGGGCTTCGTGGTATCGAGCACCATGATGTCCGCCTCGAAGGGCAGGTGAATACCGACCTCACGTTCCCAGTTCTTGCGGGTCGAGAACTTAGTGACGACGAGGAAGCGGTCTACCTTTTGGTCCAGGTACAGTGCGCCTAACAGGTCCAGAGAGACCTTCGTTTTCCCTGTACCCATGTCCATATAATACGCAAAGACATTCTTGTCGTATGCACGATCAAGAGCTTGTCTCTGATACGGCCGAGGAGTCGTTCGGAAAGTGTAACCAGCCGGAAACATTGAACCCTGAACAGGGCGGGATTTCTCGAGAGCCGCTTGAGCTGCAGCAGAAGCTCGGTCAGTAAAACAACGGCTTTGAAAAGCCCCGAGTATATACTCAGCATTAGCTCGGAGTGCAGGAGCAGTCCACACTCTTCGACGAGAATCCCAGCGACGATTAGGAATCTGTCGCACTTTTTCCAGAAGCCAAGGCGGGGAAGAGACGATGAATCGTCCGGTTTTGGGATCATAATCAATACTCGTTTCTTTAGAATTCGGTGGTAAATTCAGGCTCATCGACCTTGACCTCATATTCCTCGGTGATTGGAGCGTACCAGACGTTCAGGGTCTTGCCACCCGGTACGCGGATTTTGTCGTGTGAAGCGTTGCAATCGCGCCGCAGCGTGGTCCACAGATCCATGCCGGTCTGGACCTCGGCTTTATTTCGCTTCAGGTACTCGGAGAAGGCGGTTCCCCGGAACACCACGCAACGCGTCCCATCGATGACCTGCACGATCGGGATGTTGCGAAGCAGCGCCTTACGATCATTGGTGTCCTTCCCGTCCTTGGACAGATCGGCCTTCTGCACGAACTCGGCAAACTTCGCTTGCACGATCCCCGACGCCGACGCCTCTTTCGGCACCTCGATCGTCCGGATATTCGGTACCAGCGGATCCAGCACCCGGGAGCGCCAATTATCGAGGGTGATCTTCGGGATGTTGATCTTGAGTCGCTCGAAAATGAGCGTACCCATCAGGCTCGGGTCCCTCAGAACCACGGTCGGGATATTCGAGATCAACTGCCCGTTAACATGTATTCCCCACCGGGGTGGATCCGACAGGTACTCGATCAGCTCCGAGAACTGGGGTAGCGCGTCGTGGGCGTCGAGTTCTTTTTTCTCGTCCATCGAGATCCCGAACTCGCGGGTTACACACACCTTCCGATCGCAAAGCGACTTGCAGGGCTCCTCGGCACACCGGTACAGGTAGTCGCGCCGTGAGGCGGAGCGGATGACCTTTTTCGCTTCCGCGTTCCCGAGCGGTTTATCGAACATCGTACCGTTAAGCGCCACCGCGTCGTCGAAAAAGTTATCGGGCCTCGCCCTCTTCAGGTACACGGTGACATTGTACAGCGCCTCATTCCGAGCACCAGACTCGACGCCGGAGTGAATCATCTTCTGGATACAGGGCGGTGCCTCCAGGTGCTCGCGGAGGGTAAGCTCGGCGAGTTGCTCGACGGTGACGCGCTTGCTTTGCGCATATTGCAGGAAGAGATCGAACGAGAGCTTGTTGCAATCATCGTCGAATCCGTACCTGAGCGTCTGCTCGGCGTCGAAGTAGCAAAGGTTAATCCAGTTCCCCAGCGCCTTCTCGCCACTCGAAGTCACGAGCGAGTCCTGCTTCGGGAAGATCTCGGTCTTGTGCTTAATCCCCAGTACATCCCGCCACGAACCGAGCACCCGTCGCACCTGCTTGGCCGAAAGGTATTCTTCGCCAAAAAGGTACAAGTGTGCACCCCCGCGTTTGGTCCGGCACATCACCAGCGGGAGCCGGTACTCGTTGATCTTGGCTTGCAACGCCTCGAAATCGATATCCTCCGGCGACTCGTGCTTGTCCACATCAATCGCCCCGAACTTGCAGGTACCACCGTCCGTCACCGGGACGATCCCTAACCCGATCCCACCCTCCAGGTGCTCCAGGTACTGGTCGTTCGAGACCTCCCCTTTCACCGTCGACATGTTCCCGGAGACCGGATCCCATCGCCCGTAAGAGCGCAGGTTCCCCGAGAATAAATCGGCGAAGTCGTTCACTAACCCTTCCATCCTTTACGTTCCTCTATCTATTACTATTGACACCACCTCGGTGGGCTGGTATAATTATAATACATCTCTCCCCGGAGCGCAAGTCTTAGCATTGCTCCACCCTTGTTCCACCGTTCCATCATAATGGAACACAGATGGAACGGCCAGAACCCCCGTCACGTAAGGCCTCTCGGCAATTGTTCCATTGTTCCATGCATATATACGTATACTATTCGTGTTTTCGAACCTGAATATGTATATATGCCAGATGGAACGGTGGAACAGGAATACCACTGCCTCAGAACGCCCGTCCGACGGGGCCTCGGAGCCAGTAGGCTGTTCCATCTCTGTTCCACCATAATGGAACAATGGAACGGTCTCGAGGGGTTCCAGACGGCAACCCTGCTCCACGGGCCACATAGGTCGTCGCCGGGATAGGGTTCATGCGGGTGTGCGAAATAAGAATCGCAAAGAGAGCCTCTCGGAGGCGTTCGAACCCCCGGTGGCTATTGACGTAGCTTACTACCTCTGCAAGCTCAACGGAGACCCCAAGGAGCCAGCCGGAGACCCATCCTCGCGCCCCTGGGTGTCCTCCGGATATTGAGGAGTAGGCTTCCTTGTCGCCGCTTGGCTTCCGGCGAGTGCTCCACCGATATTGGCCAGGGTGGATTGGGATTTTAGCGCCGCCTCTTCCGACTGCAGGCTTCGCATAATGCCCTCGATCACCGGGTCCAGTCCCGTGGTCGGAGTGGTGAGCTTTCCCGCCACGGATTGTGCCGTCTGTTCCGGCATCCCAGTTACCCGGGGGAACGTTGCGCGGAGGGCTTCGAGCGTCGCCTGGACCGGGCTACCCGACAAGAGCGCGCGAGCAGCGCCCACCCCGGAGGCCCCTTGAGAGTCGAGGTCAGTATCGACCGCAGTCCGTCGAAACCCGGCTTTCTCGGTGCCGAGCATCTTGGATTCTTCGAGAAGTCGGCTCTTGAATTCGTCGAAGGCTTGGTTGTCCCTGAACGCTTGCCGAATTTTGGCTTCGCTATCCTTCGGAAACACCGTCCGTAACGGATCCGCTGCACCACCCCCTGCGCGAAGTCTCTCGAGCATCGATTGCGCGATCCCAGCACGGTAAGCGTCGTAAACCGAGGGGTTCTGGGAGAAATCCGCGATCTCGCGCCGCATGATCATTTCGGGCGACTGGTACACGCGTTTACCCTTCTCCATGGCGTCCAGCATCTCGGAATCCCCGGCGTATTGGAGTCGTGCCTGTCGGTACTGGGGTGAAAGCTTCTCCATTTCGCTAACAAGCCGATTCCGCATGTCCATGTAGGTCACGCCCTGGTGCGACACTTTACGGGTGATCGAATCTGTCTGCGCGGCGATTAGATCGTCCAATGCGAGCTTCGTCTCGTGCAGCCCACGGAGCACGTTTCGAGGCTTCGAGATATCAATCCCTTGGTCTTCCATCCGGCGTTGGCCGACTTTCATCGCCTCTTTGAACGAGGGCAGGTTCGAGAGCCTCGCCAGATCCCGCGAATTCTGCGGGGTGAAGGTGGGGGCATTCGACCATGCATCCTGGTAAAGCGCGTTGGCTGAGGCTCGTCTGGAATCGAGCAGGTTCTGGACGTCGGTGTAAAAATCTTTACTACCCGACATCAAGGTGCGGAGGTCATCGGACACCCGAGGGACTCGTCCCACCTCGCGCTGCACGAGGGCGCTCTTGGTTATATCTCTCGCCTGTCCCGGTGCCTGGGAGGCACGACGAAGCAGGTTCGCGGTGGCTTCCCCGACGTCGGCCAGGGTCATTTCACCACGTTGCACCGCTTGGAGAGAGGCGAGTGCCTGTTCCGGAGTCTTGCCGTCCTGCTGGAGTGCCCGGGCGATGACGATGTCTGCCGCTTTATTATCGTCGCCGAATCCCATTTGCGCTTTCAACGCTCGGAAGGAGGGCATCACCACGTACTTGCCGAGCACCCCGAGTCCACCCGCGAAGAGCGACCCCTGAGCAGCTCCCCGGGTCATTTCGGCGGGGAGTTCACTGAGTGGCTTCTCGGTGGTCCCGGCAGCGGTAATCGCACCCTGCCCCGCACCGTACCCCATCGCTCGGGGGATTGAGGGGGAGGAGCCGAAGAGGAACTGCGCGAGTTTTGGTGCCAATCTCGCTGGGACCTGTGGAGCCAAAGACGCCCCGCCCGTGAGAACCGCAGGGACTGCGGCACCGGCCACCTCGGCCAATGTGCTCTTTATCGGGTGCTCCTCCTGGTACTTGCGGAGTGATTCGCGTTCGGCTTTGACGAGATCCGAGTAGTCACCGCCACCAAGCGATCGAGCACGAGCCATGGCTTCGTCCGCGAACCCCATCGTAAGGCCCTGCGCGAATGCAGCAGGCATGCCGGAGAGATTGGGCTCTTCGCGCTTGACTGGCGTCTTCGGAGTCCAACCCTGTGCGCTACCGGTCTTCCGGGCCACGAATCGCTCAATAGTCGCGTCGCTCGCATCGTCCGGGAATTCGTAAATGACGCCGTTGATCAACCGCTCTTTTGCCATTACTGTGTCTCCTTACCGCTGGCGTCGACCTTCACTCGCGGAGCAGCAAAATAAGTGGTGTACGGTACCCAATTCGGGTTCATGATCAGTTTACCGTTTTTGTCTCGAGCAGTGATTGGATTAGCATCCAAATATCTTCGCCACTCAGCAGTAGCACGAGGAGTAATAGCACCGTTAACCGCCGCATAATTGGATATATAATTCTGGAAATCGCGGTCGCGTAGTCTTTGAGCCAGCTGGTATTGAATAATCGTGTCATTGCTGCTCGGCTCCTTGTCCGAGGAGAACGTCCCAAGGCGCATCATCTGCACGTCGATGTTCGACACGTTGGAGTCACCCGGGATCCGGTTCTGCTTCGCCGAGAGTGCGGCCAGCGCATCGAACTCGTTGAATTTCGCACGGTCACCGGAGAGCAGTTTCGCGGTCTCGCCGATTCCGTACCCCATTCCCTTCACCACTCCGGTGTTAATCTGCTTGTTAAGCTCCAGTGCGCGGCGCAGGTTATTGACGTCGTCGTCCAGTCCCGCGAGGAAGGGGTTGATCTTTTCGGACACGTACTTGTCCGCAGCCTCTCGGTCTTTTGTCTGCTTTTCAGCCCTCTCTTTAGGCGTCAGCCCCGCGTACCGGTCGGAGGTATCCAGCGGCACCCCGGCTGCTCTCGCGGTCTCGGCGACTGCGGGGGCATTTCCTGTGCGGCGATTCTCTTCGATCTCCTGGCGTAAACGGTCAGCTTGGAGCTTCGCCGTCGCAATGCTTTGGGATTTCGAGGATTCTTCGAGATTTCGAGCGCGTGTGACGATTTGCTCCGCGCGTTGACGATCGCTGAGCTTGAGCGGGTCTCCACCGAAGGAAGCCAGCGCTTTCGCCACCTCGGGATTCTCCTTCCGGAAGGCTTCGCGTTGCAATTCGGCTTGTGCCGATTGCCGACCCTCAGCAGTGCGTACATCGACTCCGAGTCTTGCCGCGACGTCGGTGAGCGGTTTCGTGGCTTGCGCCGATTTAAACGCTGCAGCGAACATCGGATCGGTAATGTTCATGTTCGCGGACGCTGCGAACTCTCGCATTTCGGGCGTAGCCTTATCTATGGCCTGGAGCTCTAGGATTCGCTTGATGCCTTGCGGGGATCTTGGGTCGATTCCTTCGGACTGGACTTGCTGCTGGAAAGCGGTAAGCTTTGGGGTGAGCTTTGATGCAACGTTGAGGCCCAGTGTTGCTGCCTCCTTCTCTTCTCGAACTGCAGCGTTTGCAAGTTCCAGGCGCATTTTCGCGAGTTCAGCTGCACGAGATTCCTCTCTGGCTTGAGCTTGTTGGTAAGAGCCCACTGCGGTACCAAGTGATTCACCGAAAGAGCCAGTGCGCGTAGGTGCCAGGAATCCTTGAGCGAGTGCGAGCATCGTAGGATCCACACGACCCTTGCGATTCTCGAGTGCCGCTTTCATCGCTTCGCGTGCTGCTGTCACCTCGGCCATGGCAGCCTTGTAGGCTTCAGTCTCCGACCCCATCGCTTGTCTTCCGAGCGCGGACAAGGATACCTCCCCAAGTTTATTCGGGTCGATCTTCAGCATTTGCGCCAGAAGTGGGCTGTAGCCTTCCGCGCCTGAATCTTCAGCTGCTTCACCCATTGAAGTCTCCAAGGTCTACGCTCGACATCGACGATTCGGAAGGCGCTCCGGATGAGTAACCCGACAGCCAATCGGAGATCGCCCCGCCACCACCAGTTCCACTGCCGAACAGGTTCTTAAAGGTATCAGTAATTCCCTGGACCGCCGACGTGCCACCTGCACCTGCGGCGAACAGCGACCCGAGTCCAGCGATTTGCGAGAGTGGCGAGGAGGCGTACGCACCGGGCATCGGGCCCTTGAAATCCTCGGTCACTGTGGTCGGAACCTTTAAATTCGCGAAAATGTTCCCAGCACCGGTAGCGGTAGCAATTGGTGCGAGAAGCTTTGCCTGCTCCTGCGCTTGACTCTTCGCACCGAGGTCGAATTGACCGGTGATCGATTTAATAGCTGCGTCTAGGTCCGCTTGCCCAAGGCCTTTCGTGGTCTCCGCCGCAGAACGGTAGAGTCCGGCTTGGGTACCTGCGGTATCTACGGCTTTGTTAAATGCATCCGAGAGTGCCCGGGTCTGCGCACCGGTAAGGTTCGCCTGAACGTCAGCCCCCATTTGTCCCAGTGCCCCAAGCATTCGTTGCGATCCAGTCCCGCCCGTACCACCGAAGAACGATTTCAACGCTGGCATTAGATTCCGCTGCATGTTCTGCTGCGAGAGCCTTTCCATTTCGTCCACTACACCCGGGACGCGCGTACCCGCTTCAGTCGTGAATCCCCGCGTGTAGGGGTTCATGTACTGAGCGATTAGTTCTGGGGTGATCCCTTGCCCGGCCTTCTCGGCAAGGTCTGCAGCATCGGTAAAATAATCTTCGTAACCTTTGAGTTCGGTTTCGCCTCGGGCCAACGCTGAGGTCTGCAGCGGATCGAACCCGGCGACTAGCTCCGCGCCGGTTTTCGGCGTGAATACCCCTTCCGCTGTCGTGCCGAGAGCGCCCATTCCGGCCTTGGCCAGATTCTCCAGGTACGTATTGTACCAGTCGGGACCCGCCGTACCGGTCGTCTTTTTAGTCGTTACATCGGGTAACGGTGCTCCTTGGGTGAGGCTCATTTGTTCGCTTCCTTAAAGTACGCGAGTGGATTCTTGGCCGGTGGTGGGATCTTTTTCAGGGATCCCGATCGCTTGTGCTTCCTGATCGCTTCTCGCATGGCATCCAATCTCCGTGCCCCTTCTTTGTTCGACCCATCGCCGAGTGCCGCTACGATTTCTGCATCGAACACATACTCACCGTCCGCGAGCCTCGCCGGGATCAAGTCGTCCTGCCCACCCCCTGCACCCTGCACGTAATGCGAACCCTTGTGTGGTGTCCCACCGGCTGCGGCTTGCAGCGCCGAAGGCATTATTATACCACCCTGGGCGTACTTTTGGACAGATCCCCCGTTCAAGTACGGTTCGAGTACGCTGTCGATCGATGGTTCTTTACCGTATGCGTAATAATCCATATCTTCCTTCTTGGGTACTTGAGGTTCGGCACCTGAGGCGCGGCGCAGCGCGGATACCGCCGCCGTGTCCTGCTGCTCTTGGGAGGGGAAAAGAAACGGGAACATCGCCGCGATTGAGGGCAGATCGGTGCGAAACCGTCCACCTAGCCACGCCTCTTCGGGCATTTCAATCTTGGACGTTGCCTGTGGACCTTGACCGAGCGTCATCCCGCCTGAAGGTGTGGGCGTTACAGCTTTCTTGACGGTCGGTTTTTTCTCCGGGGTTTTCGTCACCGGTTCAGGCTCCGACACGATGAGCTTTTCTTTCTCCTCAGGGCTGAGTTCCGCGACGGTCTTTGTCTCCGTCGACACTATCTCACCAGTCGTCGGATTAGTTACTGTGATCACGACTTCGGATTCTGGTCTTTCAGGTAGACGGCACACAGTCTCGGTGCTGAGTCCGGTGGTTGTGTCCACAGTAACATTAGTTGTTACCTGCGAAGATGCGTCTACCGTGGTGGTGGAGGTACCATCTGTAGTCGTCGTAGTTTGACTCGTCGTCCCCAACGTCGGATCGGTGGTAACAGTCGTCGTCGCCCCGGTGTTGTTGTTTGTAGTCACCTGGGTCGTGACGTTTGTGTTTGTATCCGTCGAGGTCTTGGTGGTCGTATTGTTGTTCGTGTCCGTAGTCGTATCGGTCGTCACCCCAGATTTGGTATCAGTACCAGTTACTGCCCCAGATTTGGTATCAGTACCAGTTACTGCCCCAGATTTGGTATCAGTACCAGTTACTACCCCAGACTTAGTATCAATACCGGTCCCCGCCGTAACTGCAGGTCCGGTCGCAGTGGTCACCGAGGTGCCACCACCCTTCACCACGCCTGAAAGTTCACCAAGTGTGAGGTTAGAGCCGTCAGCTTTTGTACCCACCACGGTGCTGGTATCCACACCCACCCCGTTCCCGGTGATTGCGGCTCCGAGCGCGTCGCCGAGGGTGATCGTACCGCCCGAATCGGTGTTACCTACTACGGTAGAAAGGTTATTAACATTCAGGCCTTGAGTAGCCATCGTGTCTGCTGCGTTGTTCACGGCGAAGTTCGACACTAACGTGTTCGCGGTCTTCACCGCCGCGTCATCGCCCATGATACCAGAGAGGTCCTTCGCGATCGATTGCCCCGCAGCATTAAGATCCGTAGCGGAAGTGAGCGATTGCACGATAGTCGACGCTTTGTCGCTCCCGTACAGGCTTTGCAAGTTATTCACCGCGTTGCTTACACCCTGGGAATCTACTGCGGCTTCACGCAATTCGGTAGCGTCCTGGACCCCGGAGACCGGTGACGTCGTAGCTGTCGTGCTTTTCCCTACTGCAGCACCTGCTACCGCTTGAGTGAGTGCCCTGTTCACATCGATATCGCGGCCGAGAGCCACATCCACCGCTGCTGAAGCGAAGCCCTCTTGCCCACCCTCGGTGACTCCCTCAGCGCCGACTCTTCCGATGCCTTTAGAGACCACATTGTCGAGTTTACCAAGCGCGAGATCGCCAAGCTTGCCGATCGTTAATTGCACTGCTGCTTCAGTAGCCCCAGCGGCGAACCCTGCTTTGCGAGCATCGGCAAGTGCGTCGCTATGATTTTTACCGGCCTTTACCGCATCGTCGTACGCATCAATGGCTGCACCACCTGCGGTGTCTTTGGTGTCGACGAGCCCACTGGCCACTAGCACACCACGCGCCGTGCCACCACCAAGGAAAAGTGCGGGTAGCTCTTGACGAAGTTCAACCGCCGTTTGTCTTCCGAGTCCGCTCGTTCCATCGATGATTCGACCGGCGATCACTCCGAGCTTTTCGAGGCCTTGCGCTTGGTCCACCAGCTGCAGGGTGTCGTTCCAGTTCTTAGTGTCTTGTGGGCCGGTGCCGATTGACTGCCCAAGCTTGATTAATTCGTTTCCGCCCTTAATGAAAGCGTCGGCCACAGGTTTGTTATCAAGCATGAGCGCGGTGCCACCGATCACATTCTTCTGCAACTCCCCTGCGGCTTCTAGTGCGGTACTCACCGACTGAGTAATCGGGGAATTTGGGTTATTCTGCAGGTAAGCGTTCGCGGCGTCACTGCTGAGCTTCATCTGGTTCGAGAGTGCATTCGACAGATTCTGGAAGAACCCGGTGGATTCTACAGGCTTCGCGCTTTGTGCAGCAGCAAGTGCATTTGCGGTGTTGAGAAGCGCGGCTTCCTGCTCGGCTGTCTTACCCGAGGCCACACCCCGACCACTACCCTCAACTGGGGTAAGACCCAGTTTCGGATCTTCTTGGAAGGTCGCAGTGCTGTAAAGCTTTCCTTGGAAATTAAAGGTGGAGTTAGGACCGAATGCTTCTCTCGCTGCAGCGTAGGCAGCGCTGAAATTCGGAGCGTTTGAGATCTTCTCGCTCACCGCCTGAGAAGCACCCGCTCCTGCGAACTCTCCGGCTCCTGCCTTGATTTCGCCCGTACCCACGGCTTCCCCCGCACCCATTCGCACCGCTTCTTGCGCATTCGCGATTTGGGTAGCGAGCGCTTGCCCTGCGGTAGCATCCACGAGATCTGGATCGTAGCTGGTGTCGCGCGAAGTTGTAACTGCCGCTGGCGCTACCGCACCGGTGGTCACTGCCTTTGAGACTTCGAATGCGGTCTGGTCGTCTGCTCCTGCGGCTTTAGCGGCGGTGAAGGCCGAAGCTCCTAAATCCTGCTTGGCGTCAAGACTTTCTTGTCCGGCAGTCGAGAGCGCAGCGACCTGGGAATTCGCGGTCGCTTTATCGATGGTGCGAGTGAGATCTCCAGCTGCCATCACCGCTGCGTTAAAGTTACCGCTCTCCACCGCTTTTATTACCTTAAGTGCGGTCGCGGCGGTTTGCATGTCGGTACTGCCGGTGAGCTTCGAAGCCGAATCCAGTGCTCCTACCAAATCTCCGGACTGAATCTTGGTAATCGTACTCGCGGCGTTCAACGTGTCGCCTAGTGTGATGTTACCGCCTAGGCTCGTTCCTGCCAGTTCCGCCCCCATTGTGGTTCCGGCCAGGGTGGAGAGTGCACCCATGACATTACCCTTCTGCGCGGCATCTGCAGCTCGAAGCACAGCAGAGGCATCCGCGAATCCACCGGCCCCCAATAGGCTTGCCCCAGCACCAAGCACGTTGCCTTGGCTGGCTGCAATCACCCCATTTAGCACCTGAGCGAAGGGAGCAGTTGCAGGGATAAAAGAAAGAATCGTTAATGCCGGTCCGACTTTATCGAGATCGCTAGTACTGACTCCAGAGGTCGTGATCTTGGGACCACCCTCGCCAAGCATCAAGTTGTACATTGTCCCACCGGGTCCGGTGTAGGTGGAACCAAATGTACTGCTGAATTCTTTCCCGGTCGGGTCGATCAGGCCTTGCCTCTGCGTACTATAATCACCTTGTTCGGTGACCTCGGTGTCTTCAAATGTGTGGGCTTTCAATTCTCTTAGCTGGTCAACGTTTGTGATTCCGGAGTCGATCAACTGTCTTGCCATATCAATTACGACTTGCTCAGCAGAGGAGGGGGCACGCCCCAACACCGCCGCCGTTTGGTCAAAGTCGAAGCCTACCGACTGGCCCTGAGTGCCATAGACTCCACCTTTAGACTGTTTTAGATCGACCAATGGGGCTAGTGCACTTGCGAAGCTTAGTACTTGCTTCGTGTCGTAGGTGTTTCCCCGGTAATCGGTCATCTTCGTCGGATCACCGACTGAGATCGGAATTCCGGAGTCCTCTTGGTAGGAGTCCTGTTCAGTATAACCATTCGAGCGCTGTAACGCTCCACCCCCAGAGGTCGTGGTCCCGCTGGCTAAGGATCCCAAGGGTCCGACGCCCGGAACACCCCCGGCGGGAGCGCCCATGTTATCGTCAATCGTAGGAAAGTAGTCACTAAAGCTTCTGCCGGTAGCGCGTAAAATGTCTTCATCACGCACTAAAAATTCGGCCATCGCAGCCTTAGTCGCCTCCTCGGTGGGATTGTTGGCGAAGAAGTTACGAATATTTTCGTTCATCGCCTCAAGGCCTATACCGCTGGGTTCAATCGCGTAGTCGTAGGCGTATTTGGTCATTATTTCACCGATGTGCTAACAACATTAACTAATTCAGCTGCCCAGTCTTTCCAGTCGTCGAAAACGTAAGGACTCGGTACCGCATCTTTTACGAATACATCGATTCCGGCGAATCCTGCAGCCCAAGATTTCCAATCGTCTTCGCTCCCTGGAATCTCGAGCTGCTGTGCACCGTAAGCCTCGACCATGAGCGCCGCCCAAGAGTCCCAGGTGTGGTAGCGGGGGTCGTAAACGAGCGCCATCAGGAGTAACCTCGGACATCGCCAAGGTCTGCACTCAGCAGCAGCTTTCCGAGTTGATAGTTACCACCGGCGACATTCGACACGAACTGCAGCCGAAGCTCTCGACGTTGCTCACGTAGGTCGATTTTGGTGGTAGAGGAATCGAAGGTGTACGGCCCCGTGGTGTCGTCTGACCCCTGCGCATAAGATCGACCCTTGACGTACATTTGCATTTCGCCGGAGAGAATAAAATCAGGTTCTACGCGCTCCAGGTGCAACCAATTATTCTGGCCGGTCGGTGCGGGTTCCGAAGGACCACCCGAGACCCACCCGAGGTCATTAGTCTCGAAGTAAGACTCGATCGCAAGCACCGTCGTGCCACTCACCTCGTCGGTCCCGTATTCGTGTTGCCACATGGTGACGTAATTCCCGACCGTAGCGACGGTGAGCACAAGCCCAGCACCAGCGGGGATTGAAGCGGAGAGTGCGTCTCCGACCGTGTAGCCCTGCCCTGGATTGTAGATGATAGCCGAGGTGATCACGCCACCGGCGACGATGATGTTCGCGGTAGCTCCCGTTCCAGTACCGCCCGTTAAGGCTTGATTGTTGTAGGTACCGTTCGTGTATCCAGCACCAGGATTCGTGATCGTGAGACTCTCAATACCGTTCGCTGAAGTGATATCATCACCAGTCTCGATCGGTCGGGCGAACACTTGCGAGAAGTACCCGGCGGATCTTCGTGCACCAACTGCAGTACCGACGTCGTACCAGCAGTTTTCGCGAATATTATAAATGACCGCGTCGTTACACTCGGACTCAGATGACCCATTCGGGAAGAACCACCAGACTTCGCCAAATCTGGGAACCTTGGTAACCCACACCTTTTCGCGGTAGTTGTAATTCAGATTATCAAAGAAATAGTTCTGATTAAACGGATTGGGGATCTCTTTAACCACCCCGTTGTACAACAGGAATCGATCAACGCCGCACCAGTAGTAAATGCCGTCGTATTCGATGACGCATTGCGAAGACATGATCGAAGACTGAGTCGAAATTATGTCGTAGCGCCAGTATTGGGTGACCGTAGTCGCTCCTGCGGTAATCGAGGTCGGAGCGTAACTGACTCGAACCAAAGAGTCCAGCGACCAAAAAAGTCCCGAGGGTGAATTAGAGCCACCCCGGACAGGGAGTCCTTGAACGATTTTACCAGTAGCGACGTTCACCTCGTTCGCATCAGCGGTGACCCAGTCCTGGAAATTACCACTTGAGCAATTACGAATCAGGCCATTGTTACCATAGACGAACACATAGGGATGTAGGACCACCACGCCACCCGAGACGCTGACGTTATTATCAAAGGTGAGTGTGGCTGCACCGGTGGTCAAGGCGTTGGTCGAAAATGTCACCGTGGTGCCTACGATGCTCACTACCGTGGTACCCGCCGCGAAATTAGTGGTCGGTCCTACAGTCTGCCCCGCGCCGATAAGCGGATTCGCAGCTGCAATAGTACCCGTGTTCGAACCGGTGGTGAGAGTGACCGAGTCGGTAAACGTTCCGATCTTCCCAAGCGTCGATCCCGTGATGTCGCCAGCCAGCACCGGGGTGTTCGCCGAGCTGTTAAGATCCGCGAGATTCTGCCCGGGATGTGCAAGAAGATAAGTGAGTCCGGAACCCAGTGTGTCCGTGAAGGAGTCGAATTGCCAAAGGTTATTCGCGCTGGCCGTGAAATCCGTAAGTGTCATGTCGGACACCCCGGAGCCCACACCGCTGTTATCTACAGGGGTCTTCTGAAGACCACCCGAGTAGCCAGTGAACACATTATTTAGCACTCCCTGTGGATTTACGAACATTCCTCGCACTGGCCCACGAATAGAACCGGTGATTTTTGAATACCCGCCGATTTTTCTGGGTCTTCCACGTTGGAATCGTACCCATCGACCGTCGGTGTAGTACAGCTTGTCGAAAAGCGTGCCATCCCGCTGAATCCCGGGCTTCGTATCTAAAGCGAAGACTTTAGAGGTCATTAAAATGCGCCCCCGGCTAGGCCCTCGGAAGTCAAAAGGAATTTATTCACCCCAGTCACTGCGAATGCTAATTGACCCGCTGCGGGACGCCAAAGCCCGGTACCGGTTTCGGAGGCGAAGGACAACGATGGTGCAGTGACAGTGCCGTCGACGAGAGTCACCGTTGCCGAAGTCACCGAAGCCGAACTCGCGGTGTAAAAATTCGTACCGTCGCAAATTACCGTGGCTCTTGTGCCTTGCGCCACCGCAGTCGTAGCACCCAGGCCAGTGCTCAGAGTCAGCGTGAATGAACCCGAAGTCTGATTGTTCACTACGTAAAGATTCACGACCGGGGGATAAATCACCATAGCATTGCTGGTAAGAGCCCCGGTGAAGGTTTGGATATTGTTTTGCGCTTCGCTTGAATTCAACGTTGTCGTACCACCCGGAGCGACGGATTTCACTAAGGCTGTGAAAGCGAAGTTCGCATTAACCCCATAGCCGACCGTTATATAAGCGCTGCCAGTACAGACGATGAAGGACGACTCCCCGGGATTGTAGACCTTAGCCGATGCCCCATCAATAAGCTCGGCACCAGTCGTCGAGACCGTGAATGCGCCAGTGCCGTTGTTTTTAAACAACGCGAACCAGTTGTCGCCCAACGTCGCTGCAGCGGGTAACGTGTAACTCCCAGCACCGCCAGACCAAAGTAGTGTTTGTGCGCGATCGGTGGTCGCGAACGTACCACCCGAAGAAGCTGCGAGCACTGGGTGGCTTTGATTCAGCGTCGTCGTAATCGCCAGGAGCCCTTTACCCGCTAGTGCTGCCGCGTCAGCACCCGAAGATCCGATCCCGAATGCGATTACGCCCCAAGTACCCGCAGCCGTGGAATTCGTGGTGACGTAGACGTACTGCGCTTCTCCAGCGGCGATGGAAACTATCGTATTTCCAGCGTTATCAGCTACCGTGAAAGAACTAGCACCTAGGTTACGTATCAGCGAGTCAGTGCCTACCGAAGTCGCGTTAGCCGCAGGCATTCGCAGCGTGAGCCCCGCAGTCGTCGGTAGCACCTCCATGATTCTCGAGGCGTACGTCCCGGTGTTGCTGTTGGCCAGGGGCCATTCCAGCGTCGTGTTCGTCGAAAGTGTGAACGATCGGTAGCTTACATCAGTAGGCTGGACGATGTCGCCGGTAAAGGGGGAGACGTAAGTTGGCATATCATGTATCCACGGCTACGGCTTGACGATCGGCGATGCGGAGCTTGTCTTCGGTCTTGAGTTCGGCGACGTATTTATCGTACATCGACTGCCAAGTCGGAATCCGGGGGTCGTTCTTCAGGAACGGCATAGCTTGCAGGAGCGACCCGTAGAGCATAGCTTGGGGCGCGTATTCGGTAAACCAATTGGTTTGATTCGTGGAATCCAGCGGTACCGGACGCTCGTAGTAAAGCACTTCGAAAGCGTAGGCTGCAGCCGGGGTGGGTCCAAGAAACCAGTGCGTGTAATCGTAGTCCGCGTAGTAGAGCGGGACGTCGGTCTCGGTGGGGTCGGGCCAATAGTTCCGTATATATTCGTAGCGACGTTCAAGCACCGGTCGACGTTCACCCGCTACAGTTACATTGATGGATACCGTTTTGCGCCACCTCGCGGGTTTAGCTACCACCGGGTCACTTGCGGTGAGTGTGGACGTATCGACCGTGAGGTTCCCGAGAAATTTTATCTCTGCCGCCAGGATCTGCTCAGCTAACATTATGAACGTCGGAATCTTATCAATAGTGGCCGTATCCGTACGTTCCAAGTAGGATTGGACGTCCGCAGCGAGGCTCGTATAAGTCATCGTTACTGCCATGGTTTTACCTCATGAGTGCGGCTTCGGCTGCGCGGCGGCGAGTAAGTCCAGGGAGAACGCGACCGGCAGCTTTATTCCAGAGCATACATTGGTCTGCTGCACCATTCCAATCCCCCGCATCAATGCGCTTTTTGAACGTGGAAACCCGATAGTTCCCTAGACCACAATTATACACCCAACTCGTCACGGCAGCAATGCGTCTTGGTAAAGCAGTTTGTATTTTGGGGGATAGCTTTACCAGACCTCGGACAAAATACTCCACATGATGATCCAGCGCATCTTCGCACTGCCCCATCGTCCAGATGGTACCGGGGTTGATGTCAGGACCTGTTGCACCCCAACCAATAGTCCATGGATGCCCACGGGTTCCTGGGTCAGGATAAGCTGTCACGCGCCCATCAGGCAGACGCTTTGCTAACCCCTCAAACGGCTTGATGAGAACATCTTTGCAAAGCTTCTTAGCCTCGTTCATGACTTGTTGTACTTCTCAATGCTGCGGCCAACGAACCAAAAAGTGAGCATCATGTTAAGCATGGCGAAATCATCTTCGTCATAGGACTTAGTTAGAACTTCAGCCCAGTTCGCGTTGGTCTGGAAGGCGATTGTCAGGCCAGCAGCTTTAACAACAACATAAACCCCAAAAGCAATCCAAGTGAGGCCAGGACGGGTGATAGCAGTGACAAAAGAAGCAAACCAACCTGCCTCCTTTGCGGTCTGAGCCTGCTCCTTGAACGCCTCTTTGATGGTGTCCATCTGTTGGATGGAGTAGTCGACATATTTCTCCTCCATGCGGAATTCTCCGCGCAGCTTCTCAAGGTCGGTCTGGAGTTGAAACATGCTGAGTTCATGCTGGCGCTCGTTCTTCTTGTCCAGGAACTTCAGCACTTCAGGGGCCAAGCGAAACAAGCCACCGAAGATTGAGCCAAGAAGACCGCCGCCGAGTAGCTCAAACATGATTACCCCCTGGCCGTCACGATGTCGGAACCCTTCTTAACCGTTACCTTGCTGCCTTCAACGTCCACTTGCATGGGGGGCTCGGCACGGTCGAGCTTATCAAGACGGGTGATCAAGTCCTTGATGACTTCAAACTCGGGCTTCTCTTGTTTGGGCGCGGTCCCGGCGATGCCGTTCAGCATCTGGATAAGTGCAGTAAGTGAAGCGCCGAGCAAGCCCATTACAGCAGCAATCTTCTCGCCTTCTAAAAAGAGGGACGCGCCAACACCCACGAGCACGATCAGGAAGATGTAAAGCAGCCCATCTTCGCCAATCGCCTTGCCAGCAACCTCTTTGGCCGTATCCTGGGCCTTTAACTCCTCAAGCCTGATTCTGGCCTGAGTTTTAATAACCGCCAACTCGTGGGCTTTGTCGTCCATCAGATACCTAGTAAGCGTTTTACGAAGGTGGCAGCGACACCGGGTCCAAACAGCACGGCAAGAATGGTGGCATAGAGCAACCACTCAATATGCTTCATTCGAGCCTTACCATTATCGAGTGACTCCTCGATATTTTTGTATCGCTGCTCGCAAATCGCCTCATGTACCGACAAACGCTTGTCCAGATCGTCGCTCATGATCGGTCACGCGGCTTGCTCTTCTGCCGGAGGAACCTCCTGCAAGGGGGTCATCGGGGGCTTTGCAGCCTCTTTCATGCCGTCAATCAGGGTGTAGACCTCTTGATACGGGCGAGTGCCCAGGTAGCCGATGATTGCGTTTGCGAGTTCGATGGGAATATTCAGTTTCATAAAATCCTCGATTAGTAAGCCGATCCAGCAGTAATAGCAGCATTGACAGCAGCGAGTTCGTAGCCCGTCCACCAAGGCTTATCGCGCATGATCTTGAGGTGTTCGACGTTGCGGGAAACAGTGCCCTTCGCGTCGTCGTTCTTGGTGATGGTGCGGCCTTGGTAGCTGCCTGCCACATAGCCGTTGATGAGATCCACCGAATCGCCCATCGCTGAGAAATGGCGGTCAAGCTCTTCTTTTGCGGGGATTTCAATAACTTCAGACATCATTAAGCTCCTTTGAGGGTTGCGATTTCAGCTTCGGCTGCTTCAAGCCTTGCAGTAAGTTCTTGGACTGCTTTGACTAGCACAGGGACTAAGGACTCGCCTTGGTATTTCAGCTTTTCAGGGACTTCTGTGTCAATAATGACCGGATCATCGCCTTCAAGAGCAAGAATGTCTTGCGCTAAAAAACCGTACCGTTTGTTTCCGTTTGGCGTTTCATCTTCTCTTGATGTTTTGAATTGAAACGACACGGGGTTAAGTTGATTGATAAACCCAAGACCATGCGGTACGGGTTGGATATTTGTTTTGTCTCTTGCGTCTGAAACAACTGTCCATGCAACTTGAACGTAGGCGTTGGTGATCGCCGTATGCCCCATCACCAACCGGTTATTTTCGGTCGTGACGTTGAACACAGGGTTGTAGTTAATGCCTGCGCCTTCCAAACCGCCGACTTGAATATTGCTGCTTCCCGTAGTGCAGTTGTAGAGCGCGTATCCTCCAATTGCTGTGTTGCAAACTCCAGTGGTATTTGCTTGAAGTGCTTGACTACCCAATACAGCATTCCAAGCTCCGGTAGTGTTTGAATCCAAAGCGCCATACCCAACAGCCGTGTTATTTGCGCCGGTGGTGTTGGCGAAGAGGGCTTGAAAGCCGATTGCTGTGTTGTTGTTTGCGGTGCTATTAGCTTGAAGCGCATCATATCCAAGAGCAGTGTTGCCACTACCAGTGGTGTTGCTAGACATCGCTGATCGACCAATACCGGTGTTGTATTCTCCAGTCGTATTGTTTTGTACGGAACGTGCCCCAAAAGCAGCGTTGTAGTTACCCGTTGTGTTAGCGCCGAGAGCGTTAAAACCAACAGCAGCGTTATCCAACCCCGTCGTATTTGCATCCAACGTCGCATAACCAACTGCTGTGTTGTTAGAGGCGGTGGTGTTGGCGGCGAGAGTCTGATAACCAACAGCGGTGTTGTTTGCGCCAGTGGTGTTGTCGATAAGCGCTTGATGACCGACAGCGGTGTTGTTGGAGGAGGTGGTGACTCGAAGTGCCTCATGGCCAACTGCGACGTTGTAATTGCCGGTGCTGTTGGCACGAAGTGAAGCGTTCCCGATAGCTACGTTATAAGAACCGGTGGTGTTTGAATGAAGCGCTGCGTATCCGGTATTACTATCCTCTGTACCAAAAGCGACGTTATTGACGCCAGTGTTGTTACTGCCTAATGCTGTACGTCCAACAGCGACATTCGCAGACGCCGTGTTATACCGTAAGGCAGCGTAACCAACGGCAACATTTGAATTACCTGTACTGTTGGTGGAAGCCGCTTGAAAACCAAGAGCGACGTTATAACCACCTGTAGTGTTGCCGGAAGCTGCTTGATAACCAACAGCGGTATTGCTTGGGCCAGTGGTATTGTTGTAGAGGGCAGCGTATCCTACTGCATGATTAAATGTGCCGGTTGTGTTTGCTTGTCCAGCAAATGCGCCAACAAACAAACTATCACTAGCCTTGTTGTTTAACCCTGCTTGATAGCCAATCGCTACAAAGTATGAATTTGTTTGGTTTGCATTACCGGCTTGATAACCAACAGTGGTGTTGCCTGCGCCAGTGGTGTTGGCGTTGAGGGCTTGATAACCCACCGCAGTGTTGGTGGACACAGCACCTGCGCCACGGCCTACCCGGACTCCGTAGATCGTCGCATCACCCGTGTCTACAACCAGCTTGCTGCCTGTGACGGCAGAGGTGGTCCCAACCAGCAAGTTGCCCGAGGAGTCGATACGCATCCGCTCGGTTGAAGTGGCAGAACCATCGGGTGTCGTAAAGAACATTAACCGTCCCGGCATATCATTTGCGCCGGGGGTTCCATCTACATGCCCACGAATACTTGCGGCCTCTACAAATTCGGTTCCGTCTGCGCCTTGGAAACTAATAGCGCCTAATCCATCACCTGAAGCAACGGCAGTGTAATCGTTATTAGCAGTTCCACGGCTTCGTCCAAGAAATAATAAAGAAAAAACATCAGCAGATGTTCCGGGGTTAGTTGCTATAGATATGCTGCTATTGCCCCCGCTAACAGATCTTTCAACTTGAAGTAAATTTGAACCAATTGTTGAGTTATCCCATTTATCACGATCTGTCGTAGCATTGATCAGCACCTTACCGCCCGAGAGAATACGCATCCGCTCGGAGCCATCAGTACTAAAAGCAAGCGTATTGGTCGTTGGCAAATACATGCCATTACCCGCAGTGACATTACCTGTGGGAATGAGTTTGGTAGCGGTTACCGTACCGCCTGATGTTAAGTTCGTGCCATCAAAAGTAAGGTTTGAAGATCCAGCAAACGCACCAGCATTGTTGTACTGAACTTGCGTGGTGGAGCCACCGGGGGAGGTCCCTCCAGCAGTTGCGGAGCTTGCAAGTAGCGTGACAACGCCCGATGAATTCTTGAAATAAAGTTTGCCGTCTGCGTAATTCAACGCCAGTTCGGCGCCGTTTGAAGAAGACGTGAGATTGCCTGCCGTAGGTACCGCCGAAGCAGTTCCGCTGCCATAAATGAGGATTGGGGTATAACCTGACTGGGCCATTAGAAGGCACCTCCATAAATACCTGTTGTTGCGGTCACTGTCGTAAACGTACCTGCCGCTGCCGTGGTTGCACCGATCGTTGTGCCATCAATCGTACCGCCCGTGATCGCCACACTGCTTGCGTTTTGCGTCGACATGGTACCCAAACCCGAGATGTCCGTGTTGGGGATACTGGCCGAGGCTGTGAAGGCTGAAGTACCGTTACCCTTAACGTAACCCGTTAAAGTAGCGGCCCCGGTGCCGCCATTGGAGACCACAAGCGTACCACCTAGTGTTAGGGTTCCGCTTGTAGTGATCGGGCCTCCAGAGAACGTCAGGCCCGTCGTGCCGCCATCGGCAGAGACCGAAGTAACCGTACCGCCAAAAGAAGGGGTGGCGGAAATCGTAATGCCGCCTGCCGTATTGCTGATGCTGACATTAGTTCCGGCCGTTAGCGTGTTGAGCGTGTAGCCCGAGCCGTTACCGATTAAAAGCTGGCCGTTAGTGGGCGTTCCTGTAACTCCAGTGCCGCCGTACCCGATACCGATCGTTGTGGCATTCCAGGTTCCTGCCGTCAGGGTTCCAACGCCCGTGATGCCAGTATAAGAGCCCGTAAGACGCGCCGTGTTGAGTGTTCCTGAGGAGATGTTCGAGGCGTTGGTCGTATCCGTTGTGGCCGACGCTGCAAGGCCTGAAACCTGCCCGGAAGTGATTG